GTTTTGTTCTGCTGTGTTTTGGTAATCGTTAGGATTTAAAAGCAGTTCTTCTATGATTGAATTTTCTACTTTGTCGTAAGCCTCTGCTTTATACTTTAATGCTTTGATGTAGTTTCCACTTTCCATCATTGCTTTATACTTCAATTCTTTTGAACGGCTTTTTACTTTGAATACTTCAAACGGCACTATTGTAGATTTACTTAGAATAGCTTCTATTAACCCGTAAACAATGTGCATCTATTTATATTTATTGTTGCCGATGCCTCTCTTAAGCTCCCGTAAAATATTCCAGTTTCCAAATTAAGAATATCTATAGAATTTCCGTGATTAAACGATGTAGGAGGCTTTAAAAGATTATTCTCTTTGGCATGTAAATTATTTTGATCTACTGTGCACCATTCGAGATTAGCGTGATTATTATTGAATTTGTCTCCGTCTTTATGATTAACTACAGCTCCTTCGAAATACCCATCAACAAAATGCAATCCGACTAACCTATGTATTTCCTTGTTTTTACGTATTCCATCCTTAGCTAACATTACTTTTAAATATCTTTTTCCGCAAAGTTTAAGAAGCCCTCCTTTTAAAGAGAATTTTTTATCATTTCCCACTATTCTATCTAAACTTTTTAATCTACCTATGTTGGATATTTGGTAATACCCCTCATATCCGATTACATCCTTCCAAAATTCTTTTTGATTTTTCATACTTGCTAATGTTTAAGTTTTGCCAATGTATTTTAAAGTGCTGAAAACGCATTAGCTTCGTCTTTTATCAAGGTAATTAGTCTTGACTATCAGCACTGTAAATATAATTAATTAAATTGATTCTTTCTTATTAGCCTCCCGTTTTCGTCTTTCTTATTCTCGAACACCACAATACACCTACAGTTGCAGGAATTTCCAGCACTCAAAGTACTATCACAAGGATAACGAGCCGATTCCAAAGCACCTGTTTTCATATTCTGCAAAAAGAATAATTGATCCATTTCTACAAAAGGACGGTTAAGCATATCCAAGTGAGTTGGTCGTGTTCTTTTGTCGGCAAATGCAAGCCATTTTTTAAGCTTTACATAAGGCGAACTCAAAGCAGCCATGTATTTACCTTGGTTTGCGCTTGTCACTGTTTCAGTCCTTGCAATTGTTAAAGAACGGTTTTTATTGAAATCTTTATCGTCACGAATGGTTTTAGCGACTTCTCTTGCTCCTAGTCCTTCCGCAATACCTCTTTCAATCAATACCGCTATTCGTTCACGTGTTGTTTGCTCTACCATTGCAATACGTCCTGCAATACGAACCGTTAAAAAGTCTCCCAACAAAGAACGCCAAAGATTAATCGGCACATCATTTGTATTCGGAGTAAATACACTGGCAAACACATCAATTAAATCTTTTTGTTGCTTTGGTTTAGGGTCATCGAATTGATTCCATTGTATCTCAGCTTCATTAATGGTTACATCGTTGTATAGCTTTGTATAGATTGCTGTTAGTTTAGCGTGTTGAATATCGTAAGCCATTGAACCATTAGCGTATGCATTGGCAGCGGAATTATTGACCGATAGCAACCATGAATAATACATTTTTTTGTATTTGTTTTCATAGACTTGCTGTCTGCGTATGAATTCTTTATGCTGTTGTTTTAGGCTAGACATTTGGATCTAATAGGTTTTCATCAATAGTATTATCGGTAGTGTACAAATCCGCTAACGTAGTTAAGCCGCTTGCTATAAGCACATCTTTACGCTCTGAATCTTTTAATTGGTCATATCCCATTAGCGCACGTTTTTCATCAATTGTAAGCCAGTTTGATTGTGCGGCTACTTGTGATTGCTTAACCAAATCAGCTTGCATTTCTGGGAATATAGTGTAATCGTATTCAATTACTAAATCTAATTTAAGTCTGCTTTTAATGAATTTATTATAAGTCGCTTTTCTATCTTCCACTAATGGCATTACACAATCAGTAATAACGGCTTTTCTAGCTTCTCCAAAATTATTGTATTTTTTTTCACCCCCCATTAAATCACTAGGATACTGATAAACATTGCACAGTTCCTCAGTCATTTCTTTTTTACTGGCGAGTATGTTTAAATCTACTGGAGACAAACCAAATGCTGTCCATGTCAAAGCGGATGGAGTTACTAAAATATCCCCTGCCTTATGCACGCCTTGATGCTGTTGTTTAAATTTATCTTGTATTGCCGTGGCTTGTTCAGGAGTCAGTCCATCGGCCGAAGAACTTGCGCCAGTTATCATTCCACCTGGTCCCATATTCTCAAATTGGAACCCCTGAGTTAAATCCGCATCCTTATAACGTCCTAGCAATAAACGGCAAGACTGCAAAGGTGATAGTCCTTTGAATTGTTTAGTAGGCGATTGACCTGATAAAATAGGATTCCATTTTTTGAAGTGTAAAACTTCTTCGCCTGGTAATGTTTCTGCTAAGTAATTTACTTTATATGCGAATTTAGGAGAAAACGCACCACCCGAAACTAATATATCCACGCATGGAGACGGTATAGAATGCAATTCGTGAGCTGATCCAACGCCAATGTGATAAGCATAAGAATTACCAGTAAGCAACTTATACCCATCAATATTATAATTAAATTCGTTTGTAGTTTGGTAATCGTTAGGGGTAAGTAAAAGTGTTTCAATTTCGGTATTATCTACTTTTTCGTAAGCTTCGGCTTTCATTTGGATAGCTTTAATGTAATTACCGCTTTCCATTAATGCCTTATATTTTAACTCTTTGCTTTTGTTTTTTACCTTGAAAACCTCGAAAGGGACAATTGTGCTTTTTGATAAAATTGCTTCAATTAATCCGTAAACATTAGGTAATTCCTTATACCCCTTATCGATATAAGTATCTGATTTACTATCAGGATAAATCCATGTTCCTGTTTTTGAAATAGTCCAGCTTACGTTATAATTAGCCGATTTGCCTCCAAGTATATTAATTGCTTTTTCCCGTAGCTTGTCGAATGTACCCATTTTTTATACTAAATTAGTTGTAAAAATACAAAAATAATTTAAACTAAATTACAAACCACGATTTTTTACCTAATAATCTATTTATTGACTGAACTAAAGCATCTTGTAAATCGTCGTGTTCACCATTAGGAAACATTAAAATACCTTGTTTACTATCATTATGCAACTTATCATAAATAGAACGTTTACAATAAACCATTCCTGATTCTGCGTAAGGAGTTGCCATTTGAGCACGTGCTACCTTATCACCTCCTACAACTTGAATTTCAATTGCTGGTATCCCTTGATTTGTTAATACTTGTTTTGCTGATTTTCCTGATGCTTTGCCCTCGATGTAATGCGGTTGTATTTTTGATTTCATATAAGGCATTAACTTTGGGAATTCCAACCAATCAAAACCTAAATCCGTGATATACATTTTATTGTCGTGCTTACCACTTGTAACATATGCACTTGCTGAGTTAGTTTCTTTTTCGGTGTAAGCTAAGTCCCAATCGGTGCCTATTTCTTTTAATTCTTTTGGTATTTGTTCGTCATCAATCGGGACAATCCATTTTTGCCATATACCACCATCAGCAGGAGTAGGAATTTGCATAATTTGACCAGCATACCCGTAACTACCTAAATTTATTTTTAGCTCTAATAAATCTTTATCCGTTAATCTGTCAGCATCCAATAAACCGTTAACATACTTTTCTTTTAATTCAATAGGCTTAACGTCTTTTGATATTTCACCAGGCAAACAAATATGTTTTATTGATTTGCCTTCTTTTTCTAGCCAATTACCCGTGCAATCCTTTTGATGAAGCCTTTGCATTACCAAAATAGTAGGAGTAACTGATTTATTTACCTTACGAGTAGATAAAGTAACATCCATAAAATTATTAGCGGTTAATCTATCAGCTTCTGATGCCGCTTCTTTTGGGTTTAATGGATCATCAACTATAATTAAATGAGCGTGAAAACCAGTAACGGTTCCGGTTACGGAAGTAGCATAACGCTCACCGCCATCAGTATTTTTGTAATGTGTTTTATTGTCTTGGTCTTTTTTTATCTCTATATCAGGGAAATAAGATTTGAATTTATCACTTCTGATAATATCCCTAGACTTCATACTGTGGTCGGTAGATAATGAAGCTGAATAAGAAGCGGTTAGGCTTCTAATTGTAGGGTCTATAATCCAAGTCCAAGCCGGTAACATAACAGTTGCAATTGTACTTTTTGATGTTCCTGGAGGAATGTTTATAATTAAATCGTAGTCTTTGGCTTCTCTATTTTTTACCTTTATTGCAACTTTTTGAAGTTCGTCGCAAAGATATTCCATGTGCCAATTATAAATAGGCTCTTCTGGTATTATAATATGCCAAAACTCTTGTAAGAAATAAAAGAATGACCTCTTACATAATTCAGCCTTAATCTGATTCTTCGTCGGTATTAGTAGACTGTCCTGCATGTAATTTCAAGATTATAGCTAATTCTTTATCTGATAAATTACTTAAATTGAAGTTTTGTATTGGCTCATCGCCACTTGTTAAGTCTATGCTTTCTTTTGGTTTTCCATAAACATATTCTTGTAAAAGTCGTAAGTGAGGAAACGATGTTTTTGATTCTTTCGCAATATGTTTGTAGTATTCTTCTGCGCTTCCGTAAACTGAATTAATAGCGTCTAAACCAAGTTTTCTAATCTTTTGCTCGTCTGCTTTTGATTTTCTACCCGCTCCATTTCTTGCGCCACCCCTTCCATCTACGTGTTCATCATCCATTTGAAAAAATATTGATTATTCAAAAAAACCACTTCAACCCTAACACCTTACAATCGAAGCGGTAAAAATTTGTTAATTATGATTATGCGAAGTTATGTATAAAATTATACTTTTCCAAAACTAATTCCTTATATCTTTCGCTTCCGCATTCTGAATTGTTGATTATGGCATTAAACCAGTCAATAATTTCTGTAAATTTAGTTTTCATTGTATAGAGCATTTGCTTTTTCGATTGCTACGTTGTTTGCTTCAGATACGCTTCTATTAGCAATCAATTCATTTATCAATATCTGAATTATTGTTTCATCTCCAATATGCCCCACCGAATCAAAAAATTCAATAATCAGTGCGTTTTGACAGGATTCTGGCAGTTTCAGAAACTCCTTATAGTCGTATTCGCATTTATCTCCGAACGCATCCAAACATTTACCATTTAGTTTTTTCATCGTTTTTCGATTTTACAGGGTTCAGAATAATCTATAACAAATAAATT